GCCAACTACATCCACTCGCTCGACGGATTCGGTGGACTGCTCGGACACACGATCAATATGTGTTCCGCCAACGGAATCAACCACCTCGGCTCGGTCCACGACCAGATCATGTGCCTGTCGAGCGACTACATGACCGTCTCTTCGTGCGTCCGCGAGGCAACCGTTGACATCTTTTCACGCGATCTCCTGTCCGAGTTCCGTGAGGGGGCCTTGACAATGCTGCCTTCGTCTGCTAGTATGCCTGCTGTTCCAGAGTACGGTTCTCTGGACATTTCAAAGGTTCGGGACTCTGACTACTACTTCAACTAGTTACAGAGTCTATAAGGAGAATGCTCACATGAGTGCCAGCAACAAGCGCAAGTTCGTCCGCATCACCACGCCCACGGGCACCGCCATCTACCCCCGGCTCACGACCCCGGACACCAAGTTCGACAAGGACGGCGTGTACAGCGTGGATCTGGAACTGGACACCAGCGACAAGACCGTCGCCGACTTCCTCGCCGTGCTGAAGAAGACCGCCGATTCTGCCTACGCCGCCGAGTGCGAGAAGCGGGGCAACAAGAAGTTGAAGCGGGCCGATCTCCCCATCAAGGACGGTGAGGGCGACATGGTCCGCGTCAAGTTCAAGTTGAAGGCCAAGGCCGGAAACGAGGAGAAGTCGTGGACCCAGAAGCCCGTGCTGTTCGATGCTCAGGGCACCGCGCTCAAGGAGGCTCCGAATGTCGGCTCCGGTTCCCGCATCAAGGTGGCCTTCGAGGTCGTTCCCTTCTTCACGGCCATGGTCGGCGCTGGAGTCTCGCTCCGCATGAAGGCCGTGCAGATCATCGACCTGAAGGAGTACACCCCGGGCGACCGCTTCGATGCCTACGGCTTCAAGGCGGATCCCAACGGCTTCATCGCAGCAGCCGCCACGAACGATGCGACCACGGACACCGATTCGGACGACAACGACTTCTGATGAAGATCGTCGTGTGGGTTGACCCGATTCCTGCAAGCCGACCGAGGATTTCTCGGCGCGGGTTTGCATACTACGGAAAGACCTACGAACGGTTCCGACGAGAGGCAAAGGCAGCCCTTGCGGCCATGAAAAAGCCCAAGGGCTGCCCCCTCTCCGGGCCTCTGCTAGTCAAGATTGCTTTCTTTTGTCGTGCGCCCAAGAAGCCATCCAATCTTTGGCCTGTCGGCGACATCGACAATCACATCAAATCGATCCTCGACTCGCTCAACGGATGGGCTTGGGAGGACGATGTCCAGATCATGCGGATCGAAGCCACGAAGCAGTACGGCAGGGAACCGCGAATCGAAATCGAATGGGAAGAATACCGTGATGGACCACAAAGAATCGGAGTTCGTTCAGCATGAGCCTTGTCCCGCTTGCGGGAGCAAGGACAACCTAGCCAGATACACGGATGGGCATGGGTACTGCTTCGGATGCAAGTACTACGAGACTGGAGACGGAGAGCCGCTGCCTGAGATCAAGCGGGCAGAGAACCTCATCGATGTCCAGACAGCATCCCTGAAGAAGCGCGGGATCACGGAAGACACCTGTCGCTTCTGGGGCTACGGCATCGGCGAGTACAACGGGCAGACCGTTCAGGTCGCTCAGTACATCAAGGACGGAACGGTGGTGGCGCAGAAACTGCGCTTCCCATCCAAGGACTTCCTCACGCTCGGGGACTTCAAGAAGGTTCCCCTGTATGGGCAGCATCTCTGGAGGGACGGAGGCCGCATGGTCACGGTTGTCGAGGGAGAAGTGGATGCCCTCACCGTGAGCCAACTCTTCGGCAACAAGTGGCCTGTTGTCTCCATCCCTTCCGGAGCAGCAGGTGCGCTCAAGGCATTCCAGAACAACCTCGAATGGCTTGAGAAGTTCGACACCGTCGTCGTGATGTTCGATGATGACGAGCCGGGGCACAAGGCAGCCAAGGAGTGCGCCATGCTGCTGACCCCGGGCAAGGCGAAGATCGGAACCATCAACGGATACAAGGATGCAAATGAAGCACACATGGCCGGGGAAGGAAAGCGTGTCATCGATGCTGTCTATGGTGCGAAGGCTTACAGGCCGGATGGCGTGGTACTTGGCGGCGATCTTTGGGAAGCCGTCAACGCCGATGATCCCAACGATTCCACCCCGTACCCTTGGTCAGCCCTTAACGAGAAACTTCTTGGCATCCGTAAGGGTGAACTTGTTGTACTTACCTCCGGCACAGGCATCGGGAAGTCGTCCGTCTGCCGAGAGATGGTGTGTCATCTGCTGCGATCCGGCAAGAAGGTCGGGTTGCTCATGCTCGAAGAATCCGTCAAGCGAACAGGTCGTAATCTTATGGGAATCCACCTCAACACTCCACCCTACTTCTGGGCAGAGCGTGGAATCTCCGAAGAACAGAAGCGGGAAGCCTTCGACGCGACCGTGGCTAAGGTGGTTCTCTTCGATCACTTCGGCTCTGTAGATCCCGAGAACCTGTTGGCCCGTACCCGATACATGATCAAGTCGTGCGGATGCGACTACATCTTCCTTGATCACCTCAGCATCGTCGTGAGCGGCCTTGGTGACGGAGACGAGCGCAGGCTCATCGACAACGCCATGACCTCCCTGCGGTCGCTTGTGGAGGAGACGCAGGCAGCCATGTTCGTCGTCAGCCATCTCCGCAGGCCCGACAGCGACAGAGGCCATGAGGAGGGCGCCACGACGAGCCTGTCCCAACTGCGTGGCTCCCACTCCATTGCACAACTGGCCGATGCCGTCATCGGTCTGGAGCGCAACCAACAGGGCGAGAATCCCAATGAACTGAATCTCCGTGTCCTGAAGAACAGGTTCACGGGAGACACCGGAATGGCTGGATGCCTACGCTACTGCAAGACCACGGGCAGGCTGCATGAGATCGAAATGGAGATGAACGATGACATTTGACCCGATACCGCGATTCCCAGAATCCGACAGCCTCAAGGATTTCAAACGAGCCTTGGCTTCCGAACTGTCTCGACTTCACGATCAAATTGAGATCTTGGAGAGGACGAGAGATCATCTGACAACTGATCGAAACAATCTCGCTCTTGAAGTTGAGCGCCTTCGTGCAGAATTGGCAAGGGCAGAAGAACGCATAGATGAGTACATCGATGAACGATACGGTCCAAGAGGGGCACTCGGAGACTTTCAAGATGATCGGTAACTCAACGGCCTCCTCAAGTCTTCTAACTTTATTGATGGCGACGGTCTGGATCGTGATGTTCTTTCTCCCGTTTGCCCTCTGCGAACTGCTTGGCTACTTCTCAAAGGATCGAACCAATGACTAGCGTATTCCTGATTGATTGGATGGGGACCGACGACTCCGTCGTGAATGCCGCCCGTGTCTCGTTCGACAAGACGGCAGACAAGTACAGCGTCGAGCAGAACGAACGACTCATTGAGTATCTGGCAAAGCATCACCATTGGTCGCCATTTGCCCATGCCTGCCTGTCCTTCCGAATCCGGGCCCCGATCTTCGTTGCTCGCCAACTGGCAAAGCATCAGGTCGGACTTGCGTGGAACGAGGTGAGCCGCCGCTATGTGACGCTGGAGCCACAGGCGTGGAAGCCGGATGTCCTGCGTCAGGCGGCGTCCAATGTGAAGCAGGGAAGTTCTCCTGAACCCGTGCAGAACGAGCGATCCATCGTGGACTTCAATCACGCTGTCGGTGTTGCCATGCGGACCTACGAGCAACTGCTCCGCGACGGTGTCTGCCCCGAGCAGGCCAGAGCCGTGCTTCCGCAGGGGAGGATCACCGAATGGATATGGACCGGATCTCTGTACGCATTCTTCCGAGTCGTCTCGCAGCGGAATTCGCCAGAGGCGCAGGAGGAGACTCGGCAGATTGCCAGAGACATCGACATCTACTGCTACGACAAGTTTCCGGTGTGCTGGACCATGCTTGCAAGGCATCAGGATTAGGAATGATCACACGGTCGATGAAGAGGATCGTTCTATCGATCATCGAAGCGTCCCGGGATGTGTCGGATGCTTGGCAACGCCGAGAGGCAATGTCCCGCGTCGAACGAATGAAGTTTCACAAGGCCATGAACAGGCTTGAGCAGGCGATAAACCGCCTAGACAGGATCAAAGATGAAGGAAAGAAAACTTACTGACGATCAGGTTGCGGAGATTCGGGTGCTTGCCCGGACTCCCATGAAGAAGATCGACATCGCTCGCAAGTACGGCGTAAGTCCGCAACTGGTGTCAACCATCATTCGCTATGGCTACACGGCAAGGCCGACGAGGGAGCGGCACAAGAAGGCAGACCCAGATCTGAATGCTTGGGTCGATCTTGCCAAGGCATACACGGCCAAGTATCCTGACGATCCCATGTCCGGGCCGGAGATCAAGGCCGTGCATGACATCGCCATCAAGAAGATTCGCAAGTACTTCGACAGCCTAGGACTTGCCAAGAACGACCTGATCTGAAACAAGGAGAACGCCATGAAGGTTTACTTCGACATCGAAACGAATGACATCCACGACTGGATTCACCTCACCGACCTGAAGACTTTGCTCTGCATGGCCGTCAGCGTGGATGGCGAGGAGCCGCAGATCGTTGACATCAAGGATGGGCTGACGCTGCTGTCCAATGCCGACGAGGTGATCGGGCACAACATCCAGTCCTTTGACATCCCCGCACTCCACAGGCTCTACCCGTCGTGGGGCGGCTGTAAGAAATACACAGATACTCTTCTTACTGCTCGACTGCTCCATGCAGACCAGCGTGAACGCGACTTCCAGATCAAGGACTTCCCGAAGGAATTGATCGGAAGCCAGTCTCTCAAGGCTTGGGGGTACAGGCTTGGCCTGCTGAAGGCTCAGGCCCCCGAGTTCACGGCTGACACGGAGCAACTGCGCGAGTACTGCAAGCAGGATGTCCGTGTCACCGTGGCGCTGCACAAGCACCTGATGTCCCATGCCGCCATGCCCGCCGCACAGAAGGCGATCATGGTTGAGCATGAGTTTGCCGCCATCATCCGGGCACAGGAGAAGACCGGATTCCCGTTCGACATCAAGGCAGCGG